TTAATAAACTTTGCTCAACAACAATTTAAAATTGGTTTAAATGCTAAACCAATTTCAACTTATGGGTATATGTCTCCTTTTAATCCATCTATGTTAAATGACTGAATTAGATAATTTAATAGAACAACTACGCATTAAAGATCAGCAAGATAATTTTGAACCTGATCCTATAGCTGTGGGTTCAATTCCTGAAATTGATGATACGGAAGATGCTGAAGGATACAAACAATTAATTACTAATCCTTATGCTGATAGAGGTCATTGGAGAAATATACACGACTCTTCTCCTACTAAAAAGAAAAACTTAACTGAATTAGCTCAAGATGATGAATTTTCTAAAAGAGCTTTAAGATTTTTAGAAGGTATTGGTAGTAACGATAATATTTTTGAATACTTAAGAGATTCTGATTATAGTTTAAGTTCTGCTGTTACTCGTTCTTTTCAATCAGGTAATTGGACAGAAGAACAAAAAGAAGATTATACTTATTTAAGAGATCAGTTTGATAATACTGATTTAGAAGGTTTTAAAGAATGGTTTGGAGCTTTTAAAGATATCGGTATTGATATTGTAGCTGATCCTTTAAATCTTATTAGTGCTATTTTTGCTATTCCTTCTGGAGGTCAAAGTTTAACTGCAAATGCAGCTTTAAATGTTGCAGCAAAACAAGGAGTTAAAAAATTTACTCAAGCACAATTACAAGATAAAGGAATTAAAGGAGCAGTTAAAAAAGAAGCGTTTAAATTAGGTGTAACTTCTAGTGCTAAAGTAGGAGCAGTAGAAGGTATGGCTTGGGCAGGTCTTCATAATTACTTTTTACAAGATATTGATATTAATTTAGGTATTAATGATGATCTAGACTTAGGAAGCATAGGAGCTTCTACAGCTTTAGGTGGAGTTATTGGTGGGGCTTTAGTTGGTGGTGTTAGGGCTGGAACTATGAAGTTTAAAAAAGCTCCTGAAACTAATGAAAACATGCCTGAAGTTTTAAAAGAAAAAGAGTATAAATTTAGTAACGAAGATGTTATTGAAGACTCAATTGACCCGTCTGAAGCTAAAGCTGCTAGAGCAGACATTAATGAAACTTCTGAAATTGATGAAGCTGTTATTGCTAACGATAATATTATTACTAGAGCTGGAAAAAAATTCAAAGAAGTTACAGATATCGATCATATTAATGTTGTATTAGCAAATACTATAGGTAAGCCTGTTACTCGTTTTGTTCAGTATTTAAAAGATGCTCCAAGTTTAGAAAATTTATTAGCATCTATTAGATATGATTATAAAACAACTTTTAAAAAAGGACAAGAAGGTGTTACTGAAATTGAATTACTTGTTAAAGATCAAGATGGTAAAAATATTATAACTACCGAAACTTTTGGTGAAGATTTTACTAGAAGAAATGGAGAGTTACAATTTGGATTATTAAAAGCTTTTAATGTTTTATATCGAGTTGGTTGGAGAGCAAAAATATTAAGCCAACAAAACGATGAGTTAGCTTTTCTTTTAAGAGACCCTGATATTACAATTCAAAAAGTAGGGGTTGATGCTGATGGTAATGATATATATAAACCTTTTACATCTAAAGGTGAAGAATTAAAAGGTAATACTAAGTATGGAGAAATAGATGCTCTTGATGCAGACGTTTTAACTGCTTATGTAGGAGCAAGAAGACAACTTGACAAAGCTTTTATTGATGGACAAGCTGCTGGTATATTTAAAGCTGGTACAACTAAAGTTAAAAATTATTTACCTAGAATGTTTATCTATGCTAAGTTAAGTGATCCTGAAAAAAGAGCAAGGTTTGAAGCAAAATTAGTTGAATCAGGACATGCTGATCCTATCAATGACAAAGAATTTAAAACATTTTATGAGGTTGATCCAAAAACAAAAAAACCTAAAGAATCTGCTGTTAGAGGAGTAGAAGAAAATAGTTTAGGAAAAGACGAAACTATCTTTTTTGAAAAAACTATTGAAGGAAAAGAGGTTGGAATTAACTTTATTAGAAAAGCAGGTGTTGAAAGTGGAGAGGTTGCTGATGCTACTCCTGAACAATTGATGTTAGCAAAAAAATTAAAAGCTAGTAAGATTGTTCAAGATATGTTAGATAACCGATGGACACCTATGGAGTTAAGACTTAGTGGAATGAAAAGTGCTCAAGCTAATGGGTACTTACAGCCTAGAAGATTTACTAATTTAAAAGATAACGAAATTGCTGAAGTTTTAGAAACAGATGTACAAACACTTTTAGAAACTTATTTTACAAATATTTCTAGGACAACTTCTCGAGCTAGATATTTTGGAAAAACACGTAATGAAATTTTTGATAAAAAAATACAACCTCTTATTAATGAATTAATAGATTCGGGAAACTTTACAACTGCTGAAGCAAATAAAATTGGCGAAAAAGCATTTAATATGATTAAACGAGTTGGTGGTTTTGAAACTGATGTTGGTTCTGTATTAAAAAATACAAAAGCAGGTAGATTTTTATCAGACTTTGGAAAAATTAGTCAACAATTAGCTCACTTACCTTTAGCTACTTTATCTAGTGTAACTGAACCATTAATTTTATTAAGCAGAACTGGTCCGGGAGAAGCAGGACAAGTTGGGTCAGCTATGGCACAAGCTTTAAGAATGGAAGGTAGTAACATTATCGATAGAACTCTTAAGTTTAGTCAAAGAATAGGTGGTAGTAAAAAAGTTTTAGATAAAAAAACTGGCAAAATGGTAAGAGTTTCAAAAGGTTTAAAAGATTTAGATGATGAAACTTGGGAAGAACTTTACAAAACTGGTTTAGCTTTAGAACAATCTGTTCTTGAAAGACTTGAAGGTTTAATGGGTGAAGGTGTTCAAAGTAGTTTTGGTAAAGCTTTACAGCAAGGATTTTTTAAAACTAATTTATTAACACAGTGGACTAAAGCAGTTCAATTAGCTTCGTTTACTACAGGAAAAAGATTAATTAAAAAGAATGCTAGACTTTTAGCTGAAGGAAATTTAAGTAAAAAAAATAAAGAATACTTAACTCAACAACTTAATGACTTAGGAATCTATGAAAATCAAGCCATAGCTTGGCATAAAAAATATTCTAAAAACGGTAAGTTTGATGAAGCTGCTGCAAATAAAGATGTGTTTTATCAACAAGATATAACTAAAGGAGCTAATAGATTTACCAAAGAAATTATTTTAAACCCAAGCACTGCAGAAGCTAATAGACCTTTATGGTTCTCTACTCCTTCTGCTCAGTTGTTAGTACAGTTTGCTGGGTATCCAACAGTTTTCAATAATACAATTCTAAAAAGATTTTTTAACGAATCTAATAAAAGCCCAATGTCTGTAGGTATGATGAAAGTTGCCCCCACTGTATTATTAATGACAGGTGTTGCTCATGTAGGTAATTTAATTAGAAGTAACGGTAATAGTATTATTGATCAAGAAACTGGAAGAATGAAAGATGATGGTGATATACTTCTTGAAGCTGTTAGACGTTGGGGAGGTTTAGGTCCAATTGATTATGGTTATAGATATAATCAAGAAGCTTCTAGAAATGTAGGAGATGTAACTGCTATATTAAAAACTTTTGCAGGTCCAGCACCTCAAGATGTTCTTGATGCTATTTTATATAGAAAAGGACTGGCTGAAATAGTCGCAACTAACTTACCGGGATATTCATCTTATGATATTATTGCAGGAGATGGAACTCGAAAAGAACTTAGAAGAATAGCTAGAGGAAGTGCTAAAGAAAAACCACCAAAAAATCCTTACGCTACTTTTTCTAAAGGTGGTATAGTAAAAAACGTACCTAATGTGATTGACGAGCCTGATGAAAGAATTGATAGAATGACTGGTGTTCCGTATGATGTACAGGCTGGTGTTGTTTTACAAGACGAAGAAGAACGACTGTTTGCATACAAGGGTGGTTCTATTAAAGAAAAACTTAAACAAAGAAAAAGGAAAAGAAAGTGAACATTGAACAATGCAAAGCAGAGATTAAACGACACGAAGGCGAAGTCCTAGAGATTTATATGGATAGTTTAGGCTATAAAACTCTAGGAGTTGGTCATTTATGTCAACCTAATGACCCCGAATATTCTTGGGAAGTTGGTACACCTGTATCACAAAAAGTAGTTGATATGTATTACGAAGATGATTTTAATAAACATTACAAAGAAGCTATACATGTGTTTGGTAATCAAGAAGATTTTTATAAACTGCCTGAAAAAATACAGCACGTGTTAGTTAATATGTGTTTTAACTTAGGTGGTTCAAGACTTTCAAAGTTTAAAAATATGTTAAAAGCTTGTAAAAAACACGACTGGAAAGAAATGTCAGTTCAAATGCAAGACAGTCGTTGGTTTACTCAAGTAGGTAGACGTAGTATTGAACTACAACAGACTGTACTTGATCAAATATAATGTTACTCTATACAGAAAAACAACTCGATGTTGCTTATAAAATAGACTGTAAAGCTCGTACAAAATGTAACGAAGCTTGGGTAACTAGAGAAGACTTTAGACCTTTATATGAAGACCTGTTAGAATCTTATATGATTGCATACAGTGAAGATGATATTTTAGGTACAGATATACCAGAGTATTTAATAAATTCTGTAAATGAATTACTTGAATCAACATTAATACTAGGAGACTAAGATGAAAGGAATGTTAAAAAATATAGTAGGTGCAGTAGCACCAACACTAGGTACTGCTTTAGGTGGTCCTATGGGTGGTATGGCTGCTAATATGATAGCTGAAGTATTGGGTGTTCCTAATACTCCAAAGGCTATAGAGACTGCTATACAACAAGCTACACCTGAACAAATGCTTGAGCTTAAAAAAGCTGAAAATGCTTTTGAAGTTCAAATGAAAGAATTAGATGTAGACGTTTTTAAACTAGAAGTAGCTGATGGGCAAGATGCTAGGTCAAAGTTTAGTAAAGATTGGACAGCTAGAATTATGGGGATTGCTGTTGTTGGTGGATTTATGGGGTACATATTTCTAGTAACACTACAACCACCCGAACAAAATTCTGAAGCATTAATTAATTTAGTATTAGGTTATCTCGGTGGATTAGCTAGTGCTGTAATTAGTTTTTACTTTGGAGCATCAAACACAAAAGAAAAATAGGAGATAAAGTGTCAAGAGGTGATTTAAATAGAGGATTTTTTGGACCATTATTTATATTAGGTTTATTAACAATGTCATTTGCTGTAAGTTCAGACCAAACAGGAAACTGTACATCTGGCACACAGTATTGTGAAGACAATGGTTTAACTACTATTAATACTACGGTGACTACTAATACCAACACCAACAATAATACTAATAGTAATACCAATACAAACACCAATACTAATAACAATACAAATGTAAATACTAACACTAATAATAATACTAATGTTAATACTTCAAATAATACTAACGTAAATACCTCGACATCAAATAACACTTCAACAAATACAAACAATAA